AAGGTTCAACACTTAATTCATCCTTCATTATATAATAGTCTATGTTTTGGAATTTGTCAACTAAAATTTTCAGTTGGTCTGTCTGGGATATCCAACCTTGATTACCAGTTTCAACAAGTCTGTTGTTCTCTGGGTCTTGGTCTGTTCCATAACATTCAGTTCCAGCATAGATGTTATTATATTTAGTCGAATCATAATTCCAAATAGAATCAAATCCAACAAAAACTACATTATCGTAGTCATGGTTCATAGATGCCATTGCAGCTGCAGTAGTACCTGCGAACCAATTCTCAAATAGATGGTAATCCTCTGGAGGGCCACCAACTTTTGAAATCTTATAGTCATCCTCTATTCCTATTGCTTGCATTTCTAGGATACCTACATTCCCATTACCCTTTCCATGCATAGTCACTTTAGTATGACTTGGGTTTATCCATTCTTTTACTGGTACACCCATTGTTCCTTTAATCACATTGTATTCTTCAAATCCTAATGGGTCATCCCATTCTCCAGAGAAGTAACATTTTCCAAATTTTGGATATCTAAAATCACAACACTCACCCATGATACTGACATCTATAATGGTCAAATAGTCTGGTGTATAGTCACGATATAGTGCATTACACCCCCATACATCCCCTGTAAGCAAGTCTAAGTCTAATCCTATTCTAGACATCCCATTACCTACAATATATGCAGTAGAACCTGTTTCTAGGGTCAGATGAGAATACATTGAGGGTGTTAGTTCCTCTGCAATCTCTGGGTCTAATGTTATATCAAGATTCATATATTTCTAATACCTTTTGTTTCAACTTGTCTTGGTTGTATCCAATGAACCCTTGAGTCTTTTGTAATCGTTGTTTCAACTCTGGCCATACATATTGTTCTGTTATGTTTATGCTGGAACTCCATCGTATGAGGGAGTCCAATAATACTCCTGTTCCAAATGATATGGATTTGGATAACAAAGACTGAACAATGATAGGATGACTAGAACCATTATTAGTAAATAGGCTGTCCAGAACTCCTTCAAGTGAATGTAGATATCTGATATCTTTTTCGAAAGAGTAGAGAAGAGACTGGTTGTACTTCTTCCATTCTGTATAGTTTTGTTTTGCTTCTTCACCGAATAAATCTCCTACCCAAAAATCCTTGTACATGAAGTTTGCAATATAGAAATCCTTAAGTTGTCCATTGTGTTGTTTCCTAAGTTTTGCAAACTGGAACTTATCATTCCTTTTGAGATAACTCTCAAATGATGCACTAACTTTTCCATTGTACTTATTGAAATCATAATCTGAATTATAATGTAGTTTAATCCCTAGATATAATTTATATGACTCATATCCAAATCTTGCATCCACCTACTAGTTCCTATGAGTTCGTTTATAGTGTTCAAGTGCAGCTTCTTCTCTCCATTTCTCAATCTTGATTCTTCTTTTCCAATCATTGATTCTCTTCTGTCTCTTTGCAGAAGGTTTCTCATAGTATTGTCTCTTACGAACCTCTGCAACGATTCCATCTCGTTCACACTTCTTCTTGAATCTTCTCATCAAGACATCAAAAGGTGGTGGCCCAGATGGTTTATTAGGTTTTCTTCCCCATTCCTTTTGTCTTTGTGGTGTACGATTAAATTTCTTCATATTGGTAACTTACCTTTTCCTTTCTTTGCATTTGGTTTTAATAGATTGTAAGATAAAGCATCACTCTCAATCTTCTGTTTAAGAGGTGGAGTAATTAAGTTCTTTACTGATTCTGGGTCTAGGTGTTGTGTTTCACAAAAGTGAACAATTGCATCGATGTAGTTCAATCTCTTTGTCAATACTATATTCTCAATTTGTTCTGCAAACCTTTTCTTGGTTAAAATCATATAATCACTTTTATTTTCATTACTATATTAGTATACTACAGAACTGATATCTGTCAAGTATTAATTTGGTGGGTTGTTATGTTTTCTATGAGTTAATTTCTCTTCCCAGTTTTCTATTGCTTTTTTGATTCCTTCTTCTGCAAGAACTGAGCAATGTAATTTGATTGGTGGTAGTTCAAGAGCCTCTGCAATATCTTTATCTTTAATTTGTTTTGCTTGTTCAATTGTTCTACCTTTGAGCATTTCAACAAACATGGTTGATGATGCGATAGCAGAACCACATCCATAAGTTTTGAATTTGACATCTTCTATAGTGTCTCCATCCATCTTGAGGTCTAGTTTCATAACATCACCACATGCAGGGGCTCCAACCATACCTGTTGCAACATTAGGGTCTTTGGGGTCAAACCTTCCAACAGAATGCTTCTGTGGATTCTCTAACACATCATTGAATCTATCTACTACTTTTTTTGAATATGCCATAAACTGAATTAATTAGTCTTATAAATATAGGTGATAATTTATTATAACTCGTTGTATATTATCAACTTTACTAACTACTATTATTTATAAGGAGAACGAACCTAAAATGAGTCGTGCTATTACCTATATCTATGAACACCGATGCGAAATCTGTAAGAATATCAGAGAACTTCTTGAGTTCTCATTCTATATGTTAGCACCCATTGCTCTACCATTTTTGATAATGTGGATGTCAATGGCACAGTACTAGATTCCATATTCAGTTTTATACTGACCACGAAGTTCCAGTAACTTCCCTGTATACTTTTCACTTGGTTCTTCATAGAATATCTGACTAGTCCCATTACTTACTGCAATCATTGTAATCAGTGAATGGACTTTTTTACCTGTAAGCTCTTCAAACATTTTTGCATATGCAGTTTCCTGTACAAAATAATTTTCTATCCATTTTCTTTCTTTAGGTTTTGCACTGGTTTTGAAATCTATGATTGAAATGTTATCACCAAAATACTCTGCAATACAATCTACCCTACCTGCCATTTGTAGTTCATGAGAATAAAGTGGTGCCTCTAGTGCATGAACAATTCCAATCTTGTTGAGTTCTTCTTCTAGTGAGATGAATGCCTGTTGTGTTGTGGGCATTGCAGACTTAAACTTCTCTTCAAAGTTATCATTCTTGATGTAGTCTTCGAATAGTTGATGGGCAGATGTTCCATGTCTTGCAGCTTGAGTTGATATCTTATTTGCTTTCTCAGCACCAACTCTCTTTCTCCATTCTTGAATACCTTTCCTATTCATTAGTCCAGTAACCGATGTAACCGATGGATACTTTTCACCTGTTGGTGTCACATAGTATCTTTTACCATCAATGTTTTCTGTGGGTAAAGACTCAAACCCATAATCTAAAATATCAAATGTTTTCATGATGTCATCATATCTAAGTCATCCATGTTATGCTTACCATGAATTGTGACCTTGAACATATTCTTTTCAATGTATTCTACTTCATGTGGTAAGTCATATCCTTTACCAGTGAGTACATTAACCTTGTCGTTAAATTCTCTATATTCATCTTCTGTTAGTATTGCATTCATAATTATCCTTATTGAACTGGGTGATAATATTCCATATCTCCATGCATATCCCAGTTAAAGTTAATAGTTATTTTACGAGCATGAACTGGGTCACACTTGTGAGGTTGCATGGAAGGAAACAATACTACTTCACCCTCTTTAATAGGTGTTTCATATCCTTCTATGTTTGTATAATCTCTTTCATCTTCAAGTAGTAGATGTACTACTCCTGCCATGTTTGCAAGGGAATGAGTATGATGTATGTATTCACCACCATCATTATATTGATGACACCAGATAGTTTGTATTTCATAAGCATTACAATTCCATGATTCAACATATGATTGAATAGGATGATGTATCATTCTCATTACGATATCAAAATACTCTTTGGATTTTGGTGAGTTTGTTCTTCCAGTAAATGATGGGTCTTTTACATTGTAATCCCCATATAACATTTTTTCTTTATGACCATTACCAAATTTGGTAATAAAATCATCACGAAGTTTTGGAAAATCAATTATAGGGTATGATTGTACATATTCCATTATTTTTTATTAAGTTTTTGACCAGCTTTCTTTTGTGCAGTTTGCATCTTTACATGTTTCTCAACGATTGCATCTGTCTTGACTTCTTTTGCACTTCTTCTTCTTAGACTCTTACCAAGTTCACTTCTTGGATGTGCATCTGCAACCTTAGATAACATTTCATTGAATCCACCACTACCACCTAAGTTAGTTCTACTACCAACTCCAGATGTTATTGCAGGGCCTCCTGTAATGACTTGTTTGAGATGTGGATTACCTTTCTTATATTCCTGTAAGTCATTCCACGACATTAATACATCGTGTTGTTCACCTGTCTCTTTGTCTTCTAAAGTATATGTTGGCATTATAGTATCTTCTCAAGTATAAAAACTAATGGAATGAATATGTATAATCCTATTAATAGTTTTTCTACTCTATCAAATTGTTCATCTGTTGGCATTATCTATCTCTCAATTCTGTTATCTTGTCATAGACTACTACTCCAAGAACCCACCAAACCCCAATATTAAATGCTATTAAGAATATGGATTGTGGTATTTGAAATATGTTAATTAATATATCCATTATGCTTCCATGAATTGTGGAGTCTCTTGGTTAGTCCACTTTGCAAAATCTTTCTTGTACTTTATGTAGTAATCTTGATATGCATTAACTACATTCTCTTGTTTGACATCATCTGGCATTGCAAGATAAGGGTCAACAAAAGGTTCTACTGGTATTTGCATAGGTGATTGTGCAAGTATACCTCTGAGTTTTAAATCAGTTAGATGTACTCTACCATAACGATGTGTATATTCATAACACAATTGTTCCCACATCTTGTACAACCAGTTGTAGTGATTTTGTGAGTCTCTTACCCACTTACCACTTGGATGATTTACATGGGATGCTTTGTATAAAAGTTTCTCATGATTCTCCAGAGGATGTTTCCATCGTTGGATTCTACGACCATTTGCAGTTCTATCTGTATATGGGTCACCATCCAAAACACGATGTGCAGTAGACATCAACTGAGCATACTCAATAATCATTTTGACCACATGTTTATCACAATGCATT